AACAGGACCAGGGTCATTTCCATCTTGGTCGGTACATAGGTTGGGCTGTTGGTTCCCAATGTGGGCGGAGCAGGTGGAGTGTTGAGACCACCCTTGGTCAATCCAGCATTGCTGAGTCTGCTGCTGACAGAATTTACATAGTCAATAGGCAAGTTTTCACGATCTCTACGCTGCAGCAAATTGTTTCCATTAAAATTTACACTGTTGGCTCTGATGTAATCACAATCATTTGGCAGCACATAGTTGAAACTTTGTACCACACATGGATGCAGGTTAAATTGGTATTCACCAAGACCCTGTAGAAACACCAAGGGTGGTGGAGCACCACGTTTGCTGGCATCGTCTTGTCCGTAAAACATCTTGGTCACACTACGGAAAAAGTGTATCACTGCCAACAAATAGTTAGCTTCGCTGGTGTCCTGTGCTGTAAATGTTGCCACCAGGTTGATTTCGTTGACCGCAGAAGATTGATAAAAATACCCCCTGTAGTTGCTGTGCGTCAGCTCATAGGGGTTGTACTTGGCTGTGTACTGTGTGGTAATTTGCGGAGTGTAGGGAAATATAACTCCGTCGGTCACTGCCAAGGGTTCCAAGATACCTGCTGCTGATTTCCCATTGGCGCCTTTGGCCTTGTACAGATAATCAGCACCACCGGCCAAGCGCAGTCGCACACGCCAGTCGCCTTCGTTGGCCTGTTTGCGTTGTGCATTGACTTGTGCTTGTGCTTTGGCCTGAGCTTTGGCAGCGGCCTGGCGTTCTGCTGCCAATTGATTGGGAGTTTTGATTGCTGATTTTATCAATCCACTGATGGAATCTAGGGCAGACTGCTGTGAAGAATTGGCCTGCGGATCTACGGCACCACTGACAGCTCCGGCAAATGATTTAAGTAGGCCGCCTGCACCGGCTGCAACGTCTCCAAAGAAATTTCCAAAGCCGGCCGACTCCCCGTCTCCGGTGTCAGGTTCAGATTGCAGATCTCCTATAAAATCACCTAGCGGATCTGCATCGTCAACGCCATAGTCTTGTGCATCGGCCACAAGTTCTGGTTCTGCTTGGAATTCACCTACATCTTCTTGGTTGCCGTAAAAGTCATCGTATCCTGTATCAATAGTAGGTATGTCTACAGGCTCAGATTGGAATTCTCCTATATTAAAATCCGCATCAGTGCCAAAGTCTTGTGCTTGTGGATCAACACCAAAGTCCTGTGCTGCAGGAAATTCTATAGGTGGTTCTGAACCAAAATCCTGTGCTGGCGGTAATCCTATCTGTGGATCAACTCCAAAGTCCTGTGCTGCAGGAAATTCTATAGGTGGTTCTGAACCAAAATCTTGTGCCAGTGGTACTTGTGGATCTTCTGTAACAACATCAAACTGTGCGTTGAATCTGGCAGTAGCTTCTGCTTGAGCAGCATCTGTTGCAGCATTTTCTTCAGCTATAAATCTTTCATAAGGTGAGGGTGACGGAGGAGCTGGAGCTCGCAGAGGAGGTTCTGAACCAAAATCCTGTGCTGGCGGTAATCCTATCTGTGGATCAGTACCAAAGTCCTGTGCTGCAGGAACTACAATTGGTGGATCTGATCCGAAGTCCTGTGCAGCAGGAACTTGTGGGTCAACTCCAAAGTCTTGTGCTGCAGGAACTACAATTGGTGGATCAACACCAAAGTCCTGCGCAGCAGGTACTTGTGGATCAGTACCAAAGTCCTGTGCAGGTGGAATTACTGTTGGTGGCGGAGTGTCTGCAGGTACTACAGTTGCAGCCCCAGCAGCTTGAATTTGATCTTGATATCTAATGTTGGCATCTGTAGTTGCGTCTCTTTCTGATCGACGAGCAATTTCCACCTGCGCACTGACTGATATAGCACCGCCTTCCGCTGCTTCTGCCTCAGCTATGCGTTGTTCAGTAAGCTGTGCAGCAGTTTCGTTTTTAAAGGCAGTGTACTCTTGTGCAGTTTCTGGATCGTTTTGTAATAATGTTTCTGTTGACACTGATGCAATGCGTGTGGGAGGGACAACCACTTGGGGATCAGATTCAGTAGATACAGCAGGAGCAGTTACAGTAGGCGGCGGTGTATCTGCAGGTACTACTGTACCCGCCCCGGCAGCTTCAATTTGATCTTGATATCTAAAGTTAGCATCTGCAGTTGCGTCTATTTCAGAGCGTGCAGCAATTTGTACTTGCTCACTGACTGATATTGGACCACCTTCTACTGCTTCGCGTTCGGCTATGCGCTGGGCGGTAAGTTGTGCAGCAGTTTCATTTTTAAAGGCGGTATATTGTTGTGCTACTGTGGGATCTTTTTGTGCAAACTCAGTTTGATTGACATTTTCCACTCTGGTATTAGCTGAACTAGGTACCTCAGGGTCAATGGTATTATCAACTGGTCCAGGATTGGAAATAAAGTTTGGATCCGCATCGTTAGGCAGAGCTGGAACATTTACGTCCGCTGGCGCAATAGTTGGCGGTGGAGTGTTAGCCGGTACTGACTGCGCTGCGTCTGCTGATTCAATCTGATTTTTAAATCTCACATTAGCTGCAATTGTGGCAGTGCCAAATGCTTCACCGTTAATGACAGCAATTTGATTTTCGCTAGCAGGAAAACCTTGTGTTACTTCTAGCTCTCGAGTCTGTTGCTCTACAATTTTGTTTTGTGTGTCTACCACATAAGATTTATAATCAGTGGCCACAGCAGGATTTGATTGTTGTAATAGTGTTTGATTAACAGGGCCATCAATCCGTGTATTAGTTTGTGCCTGTACTGCTGGCTCTGTAGGCGAATCAACAATGTCGGGATCGGCCCTTTTGCGGCCGCTAAACTCTTGTGCCGGCGGCAAACCTATCTGTGGATCAGATCCATAATCTTGGGCTGGTGGAACTACTATTGGTGGTTCAGACCCAAAGTCTTGTGCCGGAGGCAAACCTATCTGTGGATCTGATCCATAATCCTGTGCTGCTGGAACTACTATTGGTGGTTCAGAACCAAAGTCTTGTGCCGGAGGCAAACCTATTTGTGGATCAGATCCAAAGTCCTGCGGCGGTGGTAATCCGATAGGAGGTTCTGATCCAAAGTCTTGTGCCGGAGGCACTTGTGGATTTGCTGCTGGCACAACAGGTGTAGGAGTTCTATCAGTAAAGAAGTTTTGCACTATAGGTGGTTGTGCCACTTGCGGATTGGAAACAGGCGGTATAGGAGTTGGCGTAAACACCGTCGGAGCTGGCACGGGAAAAGCTTGTGCTACTTGTGGATTTGCTGCGGGTGATACCGGTGTTGGTCTAATTCCAAAAAGACTGGATAGCAGTGAACCTATAGATGAAAATATATTAGGCACCTGTGGATTAGCTGCGGGAAAAACAGGTCTAGCATCAGCTGTTCCTGTAAAATTAGCTGTGTATGTTTGTTCGCCATAAAAATCGTCAAACCCAGTGTCGCCGGCGGGTACAGCATCAGCAGTTCCTGTGTAATTAACTGTATAGGTTTGTTCGCCATAAAAATCGTCGAACCCAGTGTTGCCAGCAGGGACAACCGTGGTTGCATCAGTAAAGTAGTTTTGTACAATAGGCGGTTCTGGCACTTGTGGATCAACACCAAAGTCTTGTGCATCAGGTACTATAATCCGTGGATCTGAACCAAAATCCTGTGCAGCAGGTACTTGTGGATCAACACCAAAGTCTTGTGCATCAGGTACTATTATCCGTGGATCAGATCCAAAGTCCTGTGCAGCAGGTACTTGTGGATCGACACCAAAGTCCTGTGCAGGTGGAAAATCTGATGTTCTGGCGTCTTGACCAAAGTCCTGCGGCGGTGGTATTTGCGGATTAGCTGCCGAACTAACAGTTGCAGGAGCATCTACAAAGAGATTTTGCTCAACTGTAGGCTGTGGCACTTCAGGATTGGCTGCAGGACTGACTGGTGTAGGATCAAATTTTTTCTTGCGAGGTGCGTCATCAACAGGCTGCGGTACTTCTGGGTCAATGGTGTTGTCTACTGGTGCTGGGTTAGGGATAAAGTTTGGATCAACATCGTTAGGCAGAGGTGGCACTTCCGGATCAGATGCTGGATTAACAGGCGCAGGCAACTGCGTGGGATTTTGAAAAGTACCAGGAAAGTTGCCCGGAACCTGCGGATCAGTTGAATTATTCTGCGGTATTGGAGTAGTAGCCATTATTGTCGTTATCCTATATAGTATTTATTGAAGATAAAAACGGCTAACTTTATAAAAAAAGAGTTGTTTTTTTACGACAAACCTGTTATACTAAGTAATCGACAAGGAGAACCAGGTTGTCCGATACCCCTATAACTAAACCAGTAAAGGCATTGCCGCCCAAGGCACCACCCCGAGTAAACTATCTCAACAACAGAGATTTACTAAAACAAATTCATCTAAGCAAGAACACATACTGCACATATCTAGATCCCAAAACTGATCATCAGTATGATATTATTCTGCCGTCGTTGGATAAAATCAATCAACGCACTGTAGCAGAAGCCAGGCGCAATCGTGCAGATCGTCTCAAGCGAGAAACTGGTGTGGTTCACAACGAAAAGAAAATTGCCAACACAGATCTGGTGTTTAGGATTACCTGTTGGGAACACATACCTTGGGCTCCCAAAAAAGTACCCAAGGCCACAACAAAAAAGAAAAAACTGCAGGAAATTTTAGAATTAGACGAGCTGGTAGAAGATCCCCTGGCAGACCTGGTGGATGAGATAGTGCTGGATCCCACTCATGTGCGTGTGAACTTTCCTCCCTTTTATCACTACAGAATCACAGAAGAAAAAGAACCGTACCTGGTGGGCAAGAGTCACTGGCGAGGAGATCTTGTCACAGGTGAGTACTGCCGTGACCACGGTGACATGACCGCCGAACTGGCTCGCATGTTTTTGAAACTGTGTGAACGCTATGCCACACGCTCAAACTGGCGGGGCTACACCTACAATGAGGAAATGCGTGGACAGGCCTTGCTACAACTGAGCCAGATTGGTCTGCAGTTTGATGAATCCAAAAGTCAAAACCCATTTGCTTACTACACTGCTGCCATCACCAACAGCTTTACTCGTATTCTAAACATCGAAAAGAAAATGCAGAACATTCGTGATGATATCTTAGAAATGAACGGACTCAATCCTTCGTGGACTCGACAGAATTCTGGTCGAGCACATCAGCAGCCTGGTCCTGTAACTGTCATTGATCCCAACACATATAATGTGTCAGAAGAAGAATGATAGAAGTTATCCTAAGTAGTCCTCACTATTTGGCTGCTAAAGATTCTATTTTATTAACCAATGATAATTTTGAACAATATCTTGGAAATTCCAGAGTTTTCCATACAAGCCTTGCGGATATCTCTGCCAGTAACTTGTTGAAAATTGCCAAAGTTGGTTGTAAATTTATTTTTGTCAATGACGGGTTTGACAACAATGCAGAACTGTTTGAAAAAACAAAAATATTTTTAAATTCAATTTACGATTCTCATACTGTTATAGGGTATACACGGCCTGGGCCAATGACCTTTTCAGAACAATTTATTGGTAGATCTAGCTGTCCTACTTTGTGGATATTTGGTTGTAGCCTTAGTGCGGGTGTTGGTGTCAGCAACAATGACTTATATTCAACTAAATTGGGAAATTCTTTGAACATGCCAGTTACCACTGTAGCAAAAGGTGGCAGCAGCACCCGGTGGAGTCTACGTCAACTGTTGCATGCAGATATACTGCCCGGAGATATAGTAATTTGGCAATTAACAACACTGGAACGATTTACCATAAAACAAGTAAACACTTGGCCGCAGGAAGTTATGCTGAAAAATTTAAGCCGAGAAATAATCTTGTCCACCACAGATGAACAGCTCTGGTTTGATCAGATCAGTTTGATCGAGTACGGCGTGCAATATCTTCGAGCATGTAATTGTCAATTTTACATGATCAGTTTAGACGGTCTGACTCCAATGATACATCGTTGTTTGGAACAATATACACGGTATCCTGAATATTGTTATGCGCCAGACTGGCAAATTGACATTGGCACCGATGGGTTACATCCTGGGCCAAAAAGTCACGAGCTACTTTATCAGACATTAACGGAAAAATTCTGCTGACTCAGAGACGTTGACTTCTACTTATTAATTCATTATAATGTCTACTATGGCTAATTTATTCAATAAAGCAATACTGTTTACCGACATACATTTTGGACTCAAATCAAACAGTTTGGTTCATAATTCTGACTGCGAAGAGTTTGTATCGTGGGCTATCGACCTGGCCAAAAAAGAAGGATGCGATACTGGATTCTTTTTAGGAGACTGGCACCATCATCGTGCTAGTTTAAACCTACAAACTATGAATTTTAGTTTGCGTAGCTTGGAACGACTAAGTCAGGCGTTCGATCAATTTTTCTTTATTCCTGGCAACCACGACCTGTATTATCGCGACAAAAGAGATATTCACAGCGTAGAGTGGGCTCGACATTTACCAAATATTCAAATTTGCAATGATTTTGTAAACACAGACGATGTAGTTATTGCTCCTTGGCTAGTAGGAGATGACTACAAGCGCATTCAAAAGATGAGCGCCAAATATATGTTTGGGCATTTTGAACTTCCACATTTTAAAATGAATGCCATGGTAGAGATGCCCGACCACGGTGAACTTAAATTAGACAACTTTGGAAATTTTGGGCAGGTATTCAGCGGCCATTTTCATCTTCGCCAACAAAAACGCAACATCAACTATATTGGTAACTGTTTTCCACATAACTTTGCCGACGCCGGTGACGACCAACGAGGTGCTACTATACTTAAATGGGGCAGTGATCCAGAATATCATGCTTGGCCAAGGCAGCCGTTGTATCGTGTATTAAATTTAAGTCAGATCATCGATAACCATGCCAATTTGTTACAACCGCGCATGCATGTGCGAGTGCAATTGGATATTGAAATCAGCTACGAAGAAGCAAACTATATCAAAGACACTTTTATACAGCAATATAATCTTAGAGAAATGGCATTGATATCTAATAAAAATTCTTCAGTAGAGACTGACATGGCGCCAGGCGATATTAAATTTGAAAGTGTAGACCAAATTGTGACTGACCAGATTACTGCCATCGAAAGCGAATTTTATGATCCAAAACTTCTATTACAAATATATCAGACTCTATGAATATTTTAATTTGTGGGGATAGTTTTGCTGCCAATTACAATGCAGCTGGTGTTTTAGAATATCCAGGGTGGCCTCAGATTCTAAGCAAGAATCACAATATAACTAATCTTGCACAAGCAGGATGTTCCCAATATAAAATCTATTTACAAATACAAAAAGCTCAGCTGTCAACGTTTGATAGAGTGATAATTTTTCACACCAGTCCTTATCGTATATACATCAAGGATCATCCGTACTTAAAAAATACCCAACTGCATTATGCTAGTGATTTAATATATAATGATATAGAAAATCAATCGCCATTCGAAGATCAACAATTGTTAGTGAAATTTTTTAAAAAATATTTTGATTTAGAACATGCTGAATTTATACATCAGTTGATTTATGAAAAAATTGTAGCTATAATGTCTACAGTTCCAACTTTTCATGCTGGTATTAATTTACCAAACTTAACACTTGATACCAGCAACATATTTAAAAAACATCGTGGCAATGTAAACCATTTTGACAAAGTGGGTAATCAAATTATAGCACAGAATATTTCTAACTGGATCAATTGCGTATGATTTATATTGACGGGGGTAGTAATACTTACGGTGACGAGTTGTCAGACCGAACTAAACAGGCCTGGTCATTTTTGTTGGAAGAAAAATTAAAAATGCCAGTGAACAATGTTGCGATCAAAGGAAAGTCTAACCAACACATAGTTTTTGATCTCATAAACTATTGCAGCCACAGCCGCCCAGAATTGGTCGTCATTGGCTGGGTTAACTTGTCAAGAAAAATGTTTGTTCGCAGAGAAACTAATTTTTTAGTTGACATTACTGCAACATCTTCCAACAGTGTTTTTCATTCGGCTAAAGAAATGAAACAGTTTCAACATTTGTTATTTAAATACTGGAGTAATTATCTACATGACATGTGGAATTTTTTACATCAAATAGTGCTGGTGCAAAAATTTCTTAGCTCGTTGTCTATTCCATACTTGATGTTCAATGATTCAGACCATAATGACATTTTAGATTTACTAAACATTTCAAGCAGTGATGCTAAAATTAAAGATAGATTATTAGATGCATTTGATAATACCAATGACCAACAAATTTTAGACATTGAAGAATCAATAAACTCTGTTTATAAATTAATTGACCACAAAGATTTTTATGACTTTTCATGGAATCTCAGAAGCTTATTTAATTATTCTGGTCATCCAACCGCCGAGCACCATCAATCTATGTTAAATTTCTTACTACCAATGGTTACCGCACGACTATGATACAAATTAAAAATCTCACAGTACGAAATTTTATGAGTGTGGGTAATGCTACCCAAGGCATTGACTTTGATCGACGCGATTTGACTTTGGTGCTGGGCGAAAACCTGGACCTAGGTGGCGATGGATCACGCAACGGTACAGGTAAGACCACAATCATTAATGCACTCAGTTATGCCTTGTATGGCACAGCACTCAGTAACATACGCAAAGATAATCTAGTAAACAAGACCAACGGCAAGAACATGTTGGTCAGTTTGGACTTCTCTGTTGCTGGACAACAGTATCGCCTCGAGCGGGGTCGCAAACCTAATGTGCTTAAATTTTATGTCAACAATCTCGAACAAGAGATCACAGATGATTCTCAGGGCGATTCAAGAGAAACACAAAGCACAATTGAACGCACTTTGGGTCTCAGCCACGACATGTTCAAGCATATCTTGGCCTTAAACACCTATACCGAACCTTTCCTTAGTTTGAAAGCCAACGATCAGCGTACTATTATTGAACAGCTATTGGGTATTACTATGCTGAGTGAACGTGCAGAAAAAATTAAAGACCTCAACCGTTCAACAAAAGATTCAATTACACAAGAAGAATTTCGTATTCGTGCTGTACAAGAAGCCAACAAGCGTATCGAAGAACAGATTGAAAGCCTGCGTAAACGACAAAAAATGTGGATCACTAAGCAAGCAGAGGATGTTGCAAAACTTGAATCTGCTGTTGCCAGTCTTGAGCATATTGATATTGATGCAGAAATTGCTGCACACAAGGCGCTAACAGAATATAACAATCTGGTTAAAGAACTTGCCGATGCAACCAAGTCATTGGCCAGAGCTCGTCTTGACGAATCTCGCGAACGCAAGGATGCTGATAAGATTGCGGCTGAACTAGCTGCGTTAGTAGATCATAAATGTCATGCTTGCGGACAAGATCTGCACGACAAAAATCACGACGCCATTATTGCTGCTAAACAAGATGAATTTGATAAAGCCTGTGTCGAAGTTGACCTAGCTGGTCTTGCAATCATGGAACTAGAAAACGAGTTAGAAGATCTTGGTGAGACCGGACTGCAACCACAAGTATTTTACGACACGCTAGAAGATGCACTCAATCATCGCAACAGTTTAGAAGCACTACGCAAAGAACTTACAACACGATCGGTAGAAACAGATCCTTACGGCGAACAAATTGCTGAAATGCAAAATCAAGCACTCCAGGAAGTTACTTACGATACAATGAATTCGCTTACTCGCCTACAAGATCATCAAGACTTCTTACTCAAGTTGCTGACCAGCAAAGACAGTTTTATACGCAAGAAGATCATTGAACAGAATCTTAGCTATCTAAATGCTCGTCTCACACACTATTTGGATCGCATTGGCTTGCCGCATACAGTGATATTTCAAAATGATCTTACTGTGAGCATTGAGGAATTGGGTAGAGAATTAGACTTCGATAACTTGTCAAGGGGCGAGCGTAACCGACTTATACTAAGTATGAGTTGGGCCTTCCGCGATGTGTTCGAAAGCCTGTATCAACCCATTAATGTGTTATTCATTGACGAAATGATCGACAGTGGACTAGACACACAAGGCGTAGAAAACAGCCTAGCACTGCTGAAACAGATGAGTAGAGAAAGACACAAGAGTATCTGGTTGGTTAGTCATAGAGACGAACTGGCCGGGCGTGTGGAAAATATTCTGCGTGTGGTCAAAGAAAACGGTTTTACTAGTTACAATACGGATGTAGACATTGCGTGAATTAAAAGTATTACATGTTGAACCCACTGATGTTTGCCAGTTGGCTTGTCCTGCTTGTGCAAGAGAGGTCGACACGGAATTTGACAAAACACAAAAAAATCATCTTACTGTTGATCAAATACAGCAACATTTCTCAATTGAACAAATTGCAAATTTAGACAAAATGTTCATGTGCGGAGACTACGGAGATCCAGCTGCTGGACGTCATACGTTAGAAATTTATCGCTGGGTCAGAAGTATCAATCCTGATATTGTGTTGGGGATGAATACCAATGGTGCGTTGCAAAGAATTGAGTGGTGGCAAGATCTTGCTGTCATAATGAATCAACCGCAGGATTATGTTGTATTCAGTATTGATGGGCTTCAGGACACTAATCACATTTATCGTGTTAATTGCAATTGGTCTAAGCTAATGAAAAATGCTCAGGCGTTTATTGATGCAGGCGGTCCAGCTCACTGGGATATGTTAGTATTTGGGCACAATCAAAATCAGGTTGATGCAGCGGAACAGTTAGCACGTAGCATGGGATTTACTTGGTTTCGAGCCAAAGTCAGTAAACGTCCTTTCCCGAATCAATTAGAATTTCCCGTGGGATGGTATAGTCCCAGTGAAAATAATGGGTCAATACATTGTCACGCCTTGGCGGATCAAAGTATCTATATAGATGCTCAAGGACGGGTCAGTCCCTGCTGTTGGTTAGGCAATAGACAAAGTAATTTTGTCACTGACTTCGAGTTAATAAAAGCCACATGGACTACTGCAACTCCAAATCTTATTTGTAAAAAAAGTTGTTCTACCAACAAAGAAAAAACAAATTTTAATGCACAATGGCAAAGGGAGATTCAACTGTGATAGCTTGGGATCATTGGCATATAGAACTATCGAGTATTTGTACACTGAAGTGCCCGCGGTGTCCCAGGGCTGAATTGCCAGAGAGTCTGTTGAATCGACAATTGACTCTTAAATTTTTTCAAGAACAAATTGGCGAAAGCACAGTTAAACAAATTAAAAAAATAACATTCTGCGGTAACGACGGAGATCCTATATATTGCAAGGACTTTGTAGAAATATGCGGTTGGCTTAAACAAACAAATCCCATGATCCAGTTGGTTATTATTACTAACGGAAGTTATAAGCCTACTGCTTGGTGGAAGGAGTTGGCTCTCACACTTGACGAAAATGACGAAATTAACTGGAGTATTGACGGATGGGATCAATCTAGCAATGAACAATATAGAGTTAACTCTAATTGGTACAGCATTGAACAAGGAATTCGAACATTTTTTTTAAACAATTATACTACCTATCGAGTTTGGGCCGCTATTGCATTTAGGTTTAATCAAGATTTTATTGCCTACCAGCAACAGTTAGCATCTAGCATGGGTTTTGATCTTTATCAATTAACCAAAAGCACTAAATTTGGCAGCAAGTATCCTGTGGCATATGGCAAGAATGATTTATTAGAACCTACCAAAACTGAATTAGTATCTAGTAGTCATAGATTTGAACGTACTCAACATCAACTTTCAACTAAAATACGGCCAGGGCAGGAACTAAAGAAAATCTATTTTCAAAGAGCAGAAGATCTTGTTAAGAATACACAGCAGGCAGGTATCTGTTTAATTGGTAACAAAGGTGTATTTTTAAGTAGTCAAGGAGAATTTTATCCTTGTTGCTGGACTGCCAACAGGTATGAACACAATTCAGTATGGCATCATTTGGCATCTACTCAATTTAATCTTAATAATCGTACATTTACAGATATTATAGGTGATTCATATTGGTCTACTGAATTTTTAAAATTTGATAGTTTAGAATGCACTACAAAATGTACAAGAGATAAATTAACAGATATGCATCATGTTACCGAATGGTAATTTTATGCCATTGCTGGCCTACTGTCATAACTATGCATATGACTTGGTATTATGGTGGACAAGAGATTACTGAACTTCCCGATGATTGTGTTGGGTTTGTCTACTTGATTACTTGTGTTACAACCGGCAAGATGTATGTGGGCAAAAAGCTTGCAAAGTTTGCAAAGACCACGTATAAAGTAGTAAAATTAAAGAATGGCACTAAAAAACGTAAAAAAATTAGAAGCAAAATCAACTCAGACTGGCAACAATACTACGGCAGCTCTCCCAATCTCACAGAAGACATCAATCAGCAAGGCACACACAATTTCAAACGCGAAATATTATACTACTGTAAATCACGATCTGAATGCTCATACGTAGAAGCACGTGAACAATTTTCACGTCGAGTGCTGGAATCAGATGACTACTATAATGGTCACATCCAGTGCCGCATCCACGGATCACATATAAAAAACAAAATCTAACAGGCAACTAACGGCAGTAACGACCAGCACCAGTCTACATCGGGTGCCCTAAACCTGGACGAAAGTCCCAGGGATGGAAGTCTTCTCGCTGCAAGAAGCACTCAATCACTATCCTTAACAGGACGAAGATCACAAAATGCTGTGGTTTGATTGTTTGAAAAGATAAAACAAAGCAAAAAGGAAGGGAGAAAAACCCTGCGCTTGTGCATACGACTGCGTGTGTGTACAAACTGCCGTTGTATAAGACGGAGCTCGAGGTACCGGACAACCGCCTCTGTAATGCTCTAACGCCAGTGTGGTGAAGTAGACTCAGATGAGGTCGACCATTTTCTTAGCCCTGTGCGGGCTAAGTGTGGCTCATAGTTCTAGATGAGATACTTACAACTGCTCTTTAGCAATACTTGATTTTGAAATAATGTTGTGAGCGATAGCGAAACAACAGATGAACTGCGTTCATCTTATAACTGATCAGGATAATCTCTGAAAAGCGCATGCTCGATGTCACTACCAACAAATTGATTGAATGATTTGTGTTTGGTTTCCAATTCGCCTTCAAGTGGAGCAACACGTTTAAACGCATTATCCATTTGAGCCATGTCAACAAACTCCATCATGATATGCCACTCTGGCATGGATGATATGCTACGAAACCCCAGTTTGCATCTTGTGATTCTAAACGATTGCATCTTGTTCTCGTCCACCAGCTGCTGGAGGAAGCCACGCATGTTGGTGACCCAGTCCATATCCGTGATGTCACCTTGTTTGTTTGCCCAAATATGATATATGTCTGCCATTTGTGTCCTTTATTGTAATGGTCCCAACAGTTCAAAGCCTTCTAGGCCTTGCTTGTACAAGTGTGCTTGATCCAAGTACAGGTATCTAAACCCTCGCGCTCTATAGATAGCACATTCTGTTTTTAAACTTTCTATTCCCAATCTCAGCTTGGGTTTGCTGTATGTCCAAGCAAACTGAGCACATAGTGCATTTTCAGTATCATAGCGTTTGATCAAAGAGAACGCTACCAATCGTTCTGCATCATAATAGCCGATCACATCTGTGTCAGGATCTTGGTACTGACTGTCAAATATTGGCATTACTGACCCAAAGTGCCGGTAGATACAGTATGTTCTGTAGATGTCATTGAGTTCTGCTATGTCAGGATCCTGTAGATACTGCCAGGCCACTGTGGCCTGATATGTAGTCTTGGCAAGGTCTATGCGAGCATATTCGTATGTCATAGTCTAGGATCAATCCGACCAGCAAACAATACATCTAGGTATTCATCTGGCCAATCCTTGTAAAAATCTTTTTTACCCAGTATTCGAGCAAAGTGATTGAGTTTGGCCAAGTCCTGTACAAATACAATAGCATAAGTGCCTTGATTCATAACCACACCTGCCACAGTTTCTACATCGTCGGGGTGATCGGCCAAGGCTATCAAACCTCGTTGCGCCAAATAAGATATGTTTGCAGTTTCTACCAGTTCATTAAACTCGTTGGCTGACCAGCGTTCACGCTCATACACATAAACCACGACTTCAAATTCTCCCATATCAACCTGTTTTATGTCGTCTATGGGGTTGTAACAACCTGGTCTAATATCAATCTGTTGATTGAGTCTGGCCTGCCTGGCATAGGGACACGGCGGCCAATTGTTTAACAGTGGATTGGGCTTTTCTACAAAGTCCATGATCCACTGTTCGATGTGTTGTTGGGCCAGCTCAAAATTCATGTTAGAAAAAGTTCAGTCCAGTTTTTTTGGTTGTTTCCAAATTTTCTTTGATGATGACACCAATCATTTTGCGCTCTTCATGACTGAGATTCATCACTTCGTTGTAGGTAACGCCGCCTCGCATGTACCAACACATCTTGAGATTTTCATTACGGATGTCTTTGGCCTCCGCATCCATGCCCTCAATCACCTTGACAATTTCTTGAGGGTCAGACGCTAAGAGGCGGCTGCGAAAAAACTTGCCATGTCCAAGGTAAAGGTCTGTTGATACTGGTTGGTACATGAAGGACAAGTGAGATCTAGCGGTTTCAACTCACTTTTTTCTCTGAGTTCAATCACATGATCTCTCACACTGTTGAAAATACCACGCTCACAGTTGGCAAGAAATTGATCAATATGCACACGATCTGACACCACTGCATCAGGTGTACGTATTTCCATTATGCTCTGACTCATGGCTCGCACAGTGACTTCCACAAGTTTTTTCATCATGGCATTGAGTCTGGTCATCTTTTCAGATTCTTCCAGACCGTCTGTTTCGTTCACCTGCTGCAGAGTTTTCTGTTGTTCAAACTGCATGAGACTGTTTTCGGTCATTTCCCTGTAGTTCAAGGGTCTGAAATAAAACTCCAGATCACCTTTCTTCAAGGTTGCTGCATAGTCTGCAGGCTTGAAATTGTCGATCACTGTGCGCAGATCCAGACCAAATTCGTGTTCTTCACCGCACTTGGGACACTTGGTGCCAATCTCCATTTCGTGTCCGTAGCTGGCAATACGTATGGCAACCAATAGAGTGTCTAAGTCAATGCTGGGTGTTGCCCAGGCATTCTTGATACTGGGTACACAACTTTGTATGACACCGGTTACAGCTTCGCCGTTGAACAGGGCATCGGGTGTGCGATAAGTGATTTCGTCTATGGCTGTCATGGGCAGAATAGGCAGTTCACTGTTGGGCGGCATGTTTATGGTGCCCGTAGGCCAGTTCTTGCCGCCGCTGGGCAGGCGTGCGTAGATGGCAGGTTGTCTGAAAAACTTTGCAAGTGGATTAGAACTCATGGAAAATCCTTAGGTAAATATTCATAATACTTACCACGGAAAAGCATGGCTGAGAAAATATGACACCAGAAGAAGAAGCAGCAGCAGCAGCAGCAGAAGCCACACGGCGTTTCACAAAGGAGTTGCTCGACGCATCGGCAGCAACGGAAAAACTCAGACTGGGTTTTGAACAATATCGTCCTAAATTATCCACTAAAGAAAGAGAAGAAAAAGCTATACATGGTGTAATCAGCAAGATACGTGCTGACGGTAACCGCGCTTTAGAGGAAGCAGCAGTACGAGCAGCCCGAGCTCGAGGTGCCACCGAAGATGAGGCTCTGAAAGAGAGACTGAAAGTTCGGAAAGCAAACGAGGAAGGCTTAGCCAAAGCAACATATACCAGCATGCAAGCCTTGAGTGGACTTGGCAAGACAGCCGGCCTAATTGGTGGCTTTTCAAAAGCCATGGGCGAAGGCGCACAGGGATTCAAAGAATTAAATCCCATTATTGATGCAGCAGCAGCAGCATTTAGTACTATTCCTTTCTTTGGCGGCGCAGTCAAGGCAGCAGCCGAAGGCGCTAAATTCATGCTGGGTCAGTTGCAAAATGCCACTGACGCTTTTCAAGATCTATCCAAAGTAGGTGGTCTCACTGCTGATGGTATGAGCGGACTGCAACGACAATTCCTGACCAGTGGAATGCAGTTGAAATCTTATACCAACACCATCAAAGAAAATAGTGCTGCATTGGCCAACTTTGGTGGCAGCGTGGGTACAGGAGCAGAAAGATTTGCTGATACTGCAGGCATGGTCCAAAAAGATTTTGGTATCAGTTTACAAAGATTAGGATTTGGCATTGATGAAATTGGTGAAACAACTGCCTCCTATATTGCACGTCAAACCAGATTAGGTCTGGCACAGGGCAAGAGCATCGAACAGCTAGCAGTAGGTGCCAACAAATATGCCTTGGAACTGGATGAACTCAGCAGGCTAACTGGTGCCAGCAAAGAAGGCTTAAAGAAAGAACAAGATGCGCAAATGAGTGAACTGATATATCGTTCGCACATCGAAAAAGTAAAAGCATCCGGTGATGCTAATGCCATTGCAGAAATGGAAAAACATTCACTGAATATAGCTGCAATTTCCAAACAATATCCCGGCATGGCACAAGCCTTGAAAGATAATGTAACTGGTTTTGTTGGCACAAGTAAAGCCAGCATAGAGGGAGCTATCACATTCGGAAACGACTTAGGCACATTAAATCAGGCTGCCAAAGGTGATTCAGGTGGATTTTTAAACACTTTAAAACAACTCAGTACAAAAGCTTTGCCATTGGCTGCTGATTTGGGATCGTTGGGTGTTCAGGTTGGTATACACACAAAAGAACTTGGCGATGCAGCAGCTATGGAAATTCGCAACGGGCAATTAATAAGAAAAGAGCAAGAGAACACTATTAAAGGTCCCGGTGACGCATTGACCAATTCCACAGTTGATGCACAACGCAACATGCAACAGTTGGCAATTCAGATGCAAACATTAGGTTTTACTTTCATGCCCGAAGCTTCAAAAGCTGTGAGTAATTTCACAGGTGCATTGAACAAATTATTAGGCATGTTAACTGATAAATTAGGTGTAAAGAAAGTCACTGTGTCAGGTGGCGCTGTAATTCCATCTGATACTCCTGCAGCAGGCGCAGCACCAGTAATACCTACAGCAGGCGCAGCACCAGTAATACCTACAGCAGGCGCAGCACCAGTAATAC